AGGAGGGGTAACATGGAAGTCCTTATTATCAACGGCACGGACTACTCGTCCGCAATCGCAACGAAAGGCTACGGGTGGAGCAGAAACGACCTTGACAGCGACAAGACCACCCGTACCAAAGACGGCAAAATGCGCCGCGACAAGATCACCACCAAGCGGAAACTGAGCTATACAACGCGCTCTATGCCTCGCGATAAGCTGGCAAAGCTCGATGATGACCTCAATAAAACAACGTGCACGGTCAAGTATCTTGACTTGCATGGCGTCCGAACTAGCACGTTTTACTGCTCGTCGATGGAATGCACGCTTGAAGAAGCGGCGGACGACAATGAGGTGTGGGGCGGCGCGACGTTTAACTTGATCGAGGTGTGACATGGGGCAGACAACAAGTGCGCTGTGGCGCGAGCTGCTCCACAAGCCCGGCACAGAACGAGAGTACAAATTTGACGTTGCGGGAACGGAATATGGCAAAGACGCGGAAGTGTCCCATTCTGTCGAATCGCAGCTGTTTGAAGAATTCGGCATCGGAAACGCCTGCTGCGCAACATTAAAACTGGCACTGTATGCGGACAACGTACCGCGCGCCGCGACAATCAAGCGTTATCTCAGGCTTGTTAATGGCAGTCAGGTGACAGACTGGATCCCAAAAGGCGTGTTTTTTACCAACCGCCGTTCTTGCGATGGGGATTACTGGGAACTCGAAGCATACGACGCTATGAGAAAGGCTGACGTTGTGTGGGAGCCAGACCAGTCGCTTAACTTCCCGATGGCTATGCCTGACGCTGTAAACATCTTTTGCCAGTTGATGGGCGTGGAGATGGACAGTCGCACAGTGCTCAATAGCTCGTATACCATCGACTATCCCGCAAATGATTACACCATCCGCAATGAGCTATGTTTTATCGCAGCGGCGCACGGTGGGAATTGGATTATCACCGATGCAGGGAAACTATTGCTTATTCCGTTGTTGTCTATGCCTACCGAAACGAACTATCTCATTACAGAAGCGGGCAGCGCTATTACGTTTGGAGGGGTGAGGATCCTTGTCTGATAAATATTACGTCGGCGGCGACATTACGAGCTTTGCCGACAATGGCAAGTACAAGCCTATTTCCCGTGTGACGTTGCTTGTGGACGACGAGAACAGTTTGACGGCCGGCGATGATACCGGCATGGAAGTCATTGCAAGTTGCCCACACGCTACGCAGCCAATGGTAAATTCCTTACTGCAAGCCATGAAAGGTTACCAGTATCAGGCATACGAAGCAGGCGCGGCAAACATCGATCCAGCGGCAGAGCTGGGCGACGGCGTGACGGTTGGTGGCATTTATTCGCCGTTGTCTAAACTCTCTGACGATGGGCGCGGATACGCGGGTATTTCTTCCCCCGGAGAAGCGGAGATGGAAGACGAATACCCATCTGATGGGTACATTACGCAAGAGTTCAACCGTAAGATTGCCGAAACACGCTCAACTATCACCAAGACCAGCGAGGCGATCATGCTCAAGGTCGAGGGCATCGACGGCAAGTACACTGAGGTCAAGACCACGCTGGACGGCCTGACGGTGACGGACGCGAGCGGCACGACCAAGATCAACGGCAGCAGCATCAAGACGGACAATCTGTACGTCGATGCGGCGAATATCAAGGGTACGCTGACGGCCGACCAAATCCAAGCAAGCAGTATCAGTGTCGGAGATCTCAAGGACGGATCAAGCTACGCAACGAAAAGCTACGTCGACAGCAACGCGGGCCTGAGCGCAAGCGAGGTCGACAATGCAATCGCGACGTACATTGACAGCACTTCTATCACAGCGCAGAAGTTGCGCGGCCAGACGGTGGAACTCCTGGCAAACAGCAATACCAAAGTGGGCGAACTTTCGCTCGTCGAGACGAACGTTGACTATGGTATCGGCATTAAAACCCTCTATGGCGGTATCAAGCTGGAATCGGCGACTAACGTATACCTAAAAGCCAGCGGTCCCTACGGTGGATTTATCACGCTGTCCAACAACATTGTGTCGCTCGGCGGCGGCGAGCTGTATATCGGCAGCCAGATGTACGGAAATAGCTTACCGGCCGGTAGCTGGGGAAAACTGTTTTTCCTCCGTTCGGTGAGGTGACGCATGGCAAGTTTTAGCGTCAGCGTTACGGCGACGGGGTCGACGACAGCCGTTCTCAACGGCACGTTTTACGGAGACAGCTACCACGACCGAGCGCGTGCGATCTACGTGACCGGCATTCTGGGGTACGGGTATTACTTGACTTCGAACGAGGATTCCGGCGCGAACAACACGTTTACGGATTCGTTCGACGGACTTACTCCCGGCAAAACCTACGATTGGGAGGCAGTGCTCTGCTATTGGGACACCAACCTCAATCAATGGGTGGAGACCAGCTATTCCGACAGCGGATCGTTTACCACAGAGGGCGGCGGCACTACGGGCGGCGCGGTGTACATCTACACGGATATGTGGCGAGCGTATACGCCATACATCTACACGGACACGTGGAGACCCTACAACGCAGAAATCTACACCGACTCTTGGTGGGAGTCTGGATAAGGAGGCACTATGACAAAGCAGGCAATGCAGATCCTTGACAGCGCATTTAATACGCTGTCTTTGGTGATGATCTCCGCGAACGACGCGGAGAAGATGGCAAAGGTCAAGGGAGAGCTGAGGCAGGCATATGCGATCCTTGAGCGGCTTGACCAGCAGACGGCGCACGTCCCCGCAGAGCCGCCCGCCAAAGAGGGCAAGACGAAGCTGGAAAAGGAAAGCGAGGTAACTGATGGCTGATAAAGCAATTGTTGATAAAGCAATTTCTGACCTCACCCAAGCGTTACAAATCACAAACGAAGACCTGTTTGTGCTTGAGCAGAGCGGCGAGGCGAAGAAGCTGAGAGGTGAAACGCTGCTGAACTTTGTCACGCTGAGTGTTGTATCGGTCACGGTGACAACGCTACCCGCTGGAAGCTCGGCAACGGCAACTTACGACAAGTCGACTGGTACGCTGGCGCTTGGCATCCCGCAGGGCAGCAAGGGCGACACCGGCGCGACCGGTGCGACTGGCCCCGCAAACGTGCTGACCATCGGCTCGGTCACGTCCGGGAAGGTGGCGAGCGCGACCATTACCGGCGAAGCTCCGAATCAGGTGCTTAACCTTGTGCTCGAAAAAGGCGACAAGGGTGAACAGGGTAAGCAGGGTATTCAGGGTGAACAGGGTAAGCAGGGTATTCGGGGTGAAATTGGTCCACAGGGCAATCCCGGCGCAGATGCTCCCACGATTACTGGCATCACCATCCGGCAGAGCGACTATCACCTTATCGTGACGCTGTCGAACGGCACGAGCTATGACGCAGGCTATTGCCGTGGCGCTTCTGGTGCTGGTACGGGTGACATGCTGGCCTCAGTGTATGACCCTCAAAACAAGCACCAGGACATCTTTGCATACATTGATAATGCTATCAAGGACGTCAAGGTAACTACCGACGCAACGCCTACGCAGGGCAGCACCAACCCTGTACAGTCTGGCGGCGTGTACTCGGCACTCGTCGATAAGCTGGGCAAAACCGGCGACGGCAGCAACGTCACGGCGGCGTTCACAGCAACGAGTACCCGCACAAACATTGCGACGGGCGAAAAGCTCTCCGTGCTGTTCGGGAAAATCGCAAAGTGGTTTAGCGATCTCGGCAGTCTGGCGTTTAAGTCGACAGTGGCAAAATCTGACCTTGCAAGAGACGTGCAGACGAGTTTGAGCAAGGCTGACAGCGCTTTGCAGAGCTACAAGGAAACCGACCCGACCGTGCCTGAGTGGGCAAAAGCGGCGACAAAGCCGAGTTATACAGCCTCTGAAGTAGGCGCACTTCCAGACACGACAGTCATCCCGTCTGTCCCATCCACCACCTCTCTTATCAAGGGCAACGGCTCGGGCGGGCTTGTGGCGGCGACGCGTGGCAGCGACTACATCGCAAGCGGCAACATCGTCAAGCAGACGCTGGTTGCAACGGAGACCACGCCCACTGAGAACTACGCGATCAACTGGGTGTATGGCTAAGGAGGTAACATGGCGAACAAAGCGATCAGCACACTGGCGGTCGGCAGTATCATCAAGCTCAACGAAAGTGGGAGCCCCGTAGAGTTTTACGTTTGCAAGCACGACTATGAAAGCGCACTGAACGGCAGCGGACGCACGCTGGTGGTGCGAAAGGACTGCTATGATAAACGCGCGTTCAGCAGCATCAACAATGCCTTCTCTGGCAGTTCTATGGACACCTGGCTCAACAACACGTGGTTAAAACTGCTGGACGCGGACATTCAGGCTTTGATCAGCACAACAAAGTTTTACTGTCTTGCCGGAAACGGCAGCTCCGGGAAACAGACGCTAACTCGCGCAGTGTTTCTTTTATCTGTCACTGAGCTACGCAAAGGGGGTAGTAGTTATAACGATGGCACGGCACTGGACTCTGCAGTGTGCGACCAACTTGCCATTGCTTACTGCAATGGTTCTGCCGAAAGTCAGTGGACGAGGACACCGAGCTTATCCGGTAATACCACAGTACTTTCATTGTCCAGTAGCGGAAAGCTCAATATCTACTCTGCCTATTATAGTACTTTGGGTTCCCGCCCCGCTTTCACTCTTCCCTCCACTACCCTCGTGGACGACAGCGGCAACGTCGTCATCCCCGACCTCACCGCGCACAAGACCCTCATCAACGGCACGGCCTACGAAGTGAAGGGTGGGAAGTGCCTCGTCAACGGCACGGTGTACAACATCAAGAAGGGCAGGACGCTTATCGACGGGACGGGGTATGACATCAACTTTGAGCCGGATGTGAGCTTGACGTGGTACTTCAATCAGACACTTTCAATCCCTGTTTCTACTACGTCAACCACGTTTAGCACACGCGCACACTACGAAGGAGACTCCAAAACAATTACAGGAATCCAAATAATAAACAGGGGGGACAATCCCAACATGTCATATTTGGGAAGCGGTTTTGCCTCCACTGCATGGGACCAGCGTCGCGGGTGGCGCGACACAGCATACCGCACCATTACTTTCGACGAAGCCCCCTCGGGCGATCTTCTGGCGTGGCTGCAAGAGAACGCCACGCCGCAATAGAAAGGAGCACACATGAGTATCCACATCAAAGTCAACAACACGGAATATCCCGCAGCGGTCAGCGGTGCGAACAACGACCGCAACTGGAACGGCCGCGATACCAAGACCATCACGCTCACCATGACCCACGCGCAGGCGGCGGCGCTGCTGCCTGACAACACGCCGTGGAGCATCGTCCAGCGCGAGATGATGGACGTGCTGGACGAGCAGGGCAATCCCACGGGCGAGACCAAAGAGGTCGTCAACGAGTACGACAACAGCGAGTACAGCCTTGCGGGTGACATCACTGACCACCGCGACGGCACGGTGAGTATCAAGATGGGAAAGCCTACGGAGGCGGAGAACGCCAAAGCGACCGTTACCGCCCTTGCGGGCGCGCCGGTCACATACGCCCGTGCGGTGGAGCTGCGGCCTATCATCGAGCAGGCGGCGGTCAGCTTGAGCGACGGCGAGGCGGCGACTGTGCCCGAGCTCATCACGGCATGGGCGTATCCTGTTGCTTACGCGGAGGGCGACCGCAGGAGCTACGGCGGCAAGGTGTACAAGTGTCGGCAGGCGCACACCTCGCAGACCGACTGGAATCCTGCCGCAACGCCCGCGCTGTGGGTCGTGATCGACGTTACCCACGCGGGCACGCAGGATGACCCCATCCCCGCAAGCCGCGGTATGGAGTACGAGTATGGCAAGTACTACCTCGACAGCGAGGACGGCAAGGCGTACCTCTGCGAGCGTACCGGCGAGGCCGCGGGCGGGAAGATCGTCTTGCAGTATCTGCCGCACGAGCTGGTAGGGAACTATTTCACGGCGGTCTAAGGCCGCAGAAAGGGAGCGGGATATGGATAATGCAAAGCACTACGATGACGCAGAGATCGCGCTGATCGAAAGCCGATGCAAGAGCAATACACACCGAATCAATGAGTTACAGGAGCACCAAACGGCGCTTGACAGGCTGGCAACGTCGGTCGAGGTGCTGGCGACCAAGCAGGAGACCGTCGAGGGCGATGTCAAGGAGATCAAAGAGGACGTGAAAGCCATTACGGGCAAGGCAGGGAAGCGCTGGGACGGGCTGGTCGACAAGGCTCTCGCGGCGCTGGCGGGCGCTTTTATCGCGTGGCTGCTGAGTGGGGCGGTCGGATGAAGCACCTTATCAAAAAGGCGTCAAAATTGCGAACGAGGAACATCATTTTGATTATCGTTGGCATTTTCATCGCCGCTTTTGTGATCTACACGGTCATCTTTTACAGCATCAAAGGGTGGCAGTGGGACAACCTCTTCCCGTACCTGCTGGGTACGGGCGGCATCATTGAAGCCTTTACTGGGCTGTTGACACTGGTAGAAATTATCGTTGGACGGAAACGAAAGGAGAAGAACAATGAAATTTGAACTGAATAACAAGGTGTACGATGTGCTCAAGTGGCTCGTGCTCATCGTACTGCCCGCCTGCTCCGGCCTCTACGCCGCCCTCGCGGGTGTGTGGGGGTGGGGGTACACCGAGCAGGTCACGACCACCATCAGCGCCGTGGCGCTGTTTATCGGCGCGCTCATCGGCGTGTCGACGTCCAGCTACAACAAAAGCAAGGACGAGGACGGCAAGGGTGACAGCGATGTATCACAGTAGGGACATTGCTGACCTGCGGGCGGACGTGCGCGCAAACTGTGTCATTTTCCTCAACCTCTGCAAGGAGGCAGGGCTTCCGGTGCTTGTGACCGAGACAGTACGAGATGACGAGTACCAGCGCTATCTTGCCGCAAATGGCTACGCGGCAAAGACCGCGACGCGCCCGACGTTTCACGGCGTCAAAGCTGGGCTGGCGTTCGACATCTGCAAAAACGTCAAGGGGCATGAGTACGACGATCCGTCGTTTTTCGCCCGCTGCGGGCAGATCGGCAAGCAGGTCGGCTTTTCGTGGGGGGGCGACTGGAAGAAATTCCCCGACCGCCCGCATTTCCAGTGGGACAACCACCTCAAACACACAGGGAGCATGATTTTGGCGGGGAAGTACCCGCCGGAAATGGAGGAGTACATGGATCAGGCAACGTTTAACAAGATGATGGACAGCTATTTGGCACAGCTGCGCACGAAGCCCGTCTCCACGTGGGCGGCGAAAGACTGGGCGGCGGCAAAAACTGCGGGCATCACGGATGGCAGCGCCCCGCAGGGGCTTATCACGCGGCAGGAAGCCGTGACGATGATCCAGAGAGCGACAAAATAACGTGTCCTAATCGGGCACAGGAAGGAGCGGGCGGCGAAAGCCCACGCGCAAGCGCCTCTGCAAGCCCTACACGGGCATGGACAGTCAGCACAGGTCAATCCGCGCGCAATTATCCTCTATGGCCCCCAAGCGGGCCGTGGCGTATATCTTATCCTTCGAGCTGCCGCAGGACGAGGCGGCGTGCATTATCGAGTGCGACGTGCGGCGCAAGAGCTACGCGCAAGTGTGTGCAGCGCTGCACCTGTCGCCGGAGGCGGTCAACCGCTGCCGCAGGCGAGCATACAAAAAAATCGCGGATGGGCAAAGAGAGCACCGAGGTTAATCGGTGCTCTCTTTTTTGACTTCGTTTTGCTTTGATTTCGTCCCGCTCCGGCGCTTGGCGTCCGCGCGTTTCTGAACCTCTTTTCGGTGGGCGGCGGCGCACTCGGGGGAACAGGTGACGGTAGGGGTACCGGGCACTATCTCCCGGCCGCAGACAACACAGACCTTTACGCCGCTGCGGGATTTTTTGCGGCGTTTTATGTAGTAATCGTGTGCGGTATTCCAGTTTTTTGACTGCGCGCGGTCGATCTCGCGGACGGCATCCGGGGCGCATTTTGGACAATACTTTTGCAAGCCAGATTGGATGACATACTCTCCACCGCAGATCACGCAGTTATCGATATCTCCCAGATGCCGGGAAAAACCGGTGGCCCGGTACTTTTGCTTCTGGGCCTTCTGCCGCTCTGCCCGACAGGTTGGGCAGTAGCTGGCTCTGGGCCCTCCGATGAAGTTGGCCCCGCAGGTGTGGCAGGTTCGCGTGCGCAGGGTGGTTGACCGGGATGCGGCAAGGCAGTCCTCGCACTTCGCCTGCTCTGCGCGATCGGTGGAAAAAATCTTGCCGCAGGTTACACATTTTTTAGTCCGCATGGCGAGAATTGATCTGGCCGCAAAACCGACGATCGTTGTACAATCCAACGGCCTGTGCGAGCAACAACCGCAGATAGTCGGGGCAGTGCCTTGCACCGGACTCCCAGTCCTCGATAGATCGGCGAGGGATGCAAAAGCGAGTTGCAAATTTCGCCTGAGACAGACCCGTATACTGGCGGATGTCGCAGATCGATAGATGAGCAACATCCCAAATACCACCGACCTCGGCAATACGCTCCTCCGGAACATCTTGATTATCGTCGTCCCAAATGGAACTAAGGGCCCAATCGGAGACAAAGGCTTCGCGGGGCGCGCCCTCGTTCGAGAGCGCGTCCGAAAAGATGCTGTAAAACTGCTTATCGGTCATGGTAAACTCCTCCTTTAATTCAGCTCCTCGACAAAAACGAACATGTCTTCGTCGCGGACAAGATCGCCGTTCTCGTCGTACTTGCCGCAAGCGCCGTCTTCGTTTGTTTTGTTCGCGGTCTCGATGCAGTAATCTACATCTTCGACGGTGTAGGTGTCGGTCTCTTCATCGTACGGGAGGGAGCCTGCGTTAAAGTAATCGGCGCTCCAATCAGGGTCATAGCCGGAACCGTTCCAACGCTGGATCTTGATCTCCACGGTCTTCTTTCCATCGGTAAGCTTCATTTTTATATCCTCCTGGGCTGTTGCCCTCTTTTGTTTACGTGATTATAATACCACGCAATGCGTGGTATGTCAAGAGCTTTTTTGAAATATTTTTTGACCAAATAATGACCAAACGATGACCATTTGGCAAACGAATTTTATGGCATCATAAAAACAGAATAAGAAAGAAGGTGCGCGAGATGTACGAACGACTTTTGGCTTGTGGATTTACCGAGCAAATGGCGATGGACATTCTCGCGCTTTTTCCTGACCCTGACGAATTGAGAACATACGTTTACTTTGCGGAGATGTTCCATGTATAGCTATTTCAACCCGAATCCAAACGGACGCAACGTCAGCGACTGCACCGTGCGCGCGATTTGCAAGGCGACCGGGAAAGACTGGGGCGAGATCTATTTAGCTCTGTGCATACAGGGATACTTAGACGGCGATCTTCCCAATGCAAATGCCTGTTGGGGCGCGTATCTGCGGTCTCTCGGCTATCGGCGCTACATCATGCCGGACACTTGCCCGGACTGCTACACGGTCGGGAGGTTTGCCGATGACCACCCGCACGGTACGTATATTCTCGCCCTCTCCGGACATGTAGTGTGCGTGCAGGATGGGACGATCTACGACAGCTGGAACAGTGAGAACGAAATCCCGCTTTATTACTGGGTAAAAGAAACGGAGGAATGAACATGGCATATCCCTATTTCAACCCCTATTATCCGCCGCCGATGCCGGACAACCTCATGCAGATGCGGCAGCAACAGATGATGCAGCCACAAATGCCTGCGCAAACGGCTCAACCGCAGCAAATGCAGACAAGCGTTGTATGGATTAGCGGAGGAAAAGAAGAAGCAAATGGGTTTATGGTCGCCCCAAATTCTCGAGTAATTATCTTTGAAACAAACTCGATGGTTTTCCACATCAAGGAGCGAGACGCAAGCGGCACGCCTATTCCAATGAGGACGTTTAATTACACGGAAGACGCTGAAAACAAACCTCATGATACTAAAAAAATGGATGATAAGTTTGTCACCCGCGATGAGTTCGACCGTCTGGCGGCGCTTGTGGGCGAAATAAAGGGCAAGAAGAAGCACAAGGAGGACGATGGCGATGAATAATCCCTTTTTCGGAGCGCTCGGCGGAGGGAACGGCTTCATGCAGATGCTGCAGCAGTTCCAGCAATTCAAGGCAAATTTTCATGGTGACCCCAAAGCGGAGGTTGAAAAACTTTTGCAGAGCGGTAAGCTCTCTCAGGCGCAGTTAAACCAGCTGCAACAGATGGCAAAGCAGTTTCAAAGTCTGATGCAATAAGCAAAGTCTAAGCAAGATTTAAGCAAAGTGTTTGTTCAACTTTTGGCAAAATCAACATCGTGGCCACGATTTGATGAATAAAAATCTTTCAAAGGAGTGATACTATGTCTCTATCCGATGGCGGCGCTCCCATGCTGACCATGCCGGTCTCGCCTACCAACAACGGCGGCGGTTTCGGCTGGGGCGGTGACGGCGCATGGCTCATTATTCTCTTCCTCATTTTTGCCGTCTTTGGCTGGGGCGGCAACGGCTGGGGCAACAACGCTGGCAATTCCGGCGGCGTGGTCGATGGCTATGTGCTGACCTCTGATTTTGCTAATGTCGAGCGTAAGATCGACAGTGTAAATCAGGGCCTTTGCGACGGATTTTACCAGCAGGCGCAGCTTGTCAACGGCACCAACATGGCAATGGCCAACGGCTTTGCACAGGCTGAGCTTTCCCGCAGTAACCAGCAGGCGGCTCTCATGCAGCAGTTGACTGCCATGCAGATGCAGGCCGCTGAGTGTTGCTGCGAAAACCGTGCAGCTATCGCCCAGGTGCGCTACGACATGGCGACGCAGGCGTGCGACACGCGCAACACCGTACAGAACGCCACGCGCGACATTATTGACGCGAACAACCAGAACAGCCGCGCCATCCTCGACTTCCTGACGCAGAGCAAACTGTCCGACCTCCAGACCGAGAATCAGAATCTGAAGCTGGCGGCATCTCAGGCCGCGCAGAACAACTATCTGATCTCTCAGCTTCGTCCGTGCCCTTCGCCTGCCTACATTACCTGTAACCCGTGGGCAGGCAGCGGTTACGGCGGCTGCGGCTGCAATCAGGGCTGCGGCTGCTGACAACTGCATAGCATAGCTTCTCGGTCACCATATCGGTGACGCTACCGAGATGGTCGGCCCCGTGCCGATACTGACAACAACGCGGCGGGGCTATTGCCTCGCCGCTGTATTTTTTAAGTATTTCCTTTGCTTTCTAAATATTGGCGAATTGCTTTGTCAACAATTTTGCTAATTGGAACACCGGTTTCCTTTGAATACTCTTTTAGCGCTCGCTCTGTCTCGAAGCTTATGGTGGTAGAGAAACGCGCTCTGTTCTTTAGTTCGTTTTGGGCCATAACACACCTCCTAAAATTTAATTAAGTTTAACACAATTATTTCTTGAAATCAAGAAAAAAGTGTGATATAATTTAATTAAGCTTAATTAAATTATTGTAGGAGGACGTACCTTATGAAAACACCAAAAGTAGATTACACAGGCCAGCGCATAAACTATTTAACTGTTGTCCGTTTCATTCCGGCAAATGAGCGAGAGGGATATAGTATAAACAAAGACACCAGAAGATGGCTTTGTAAGTGTGATTGCGGAAAGTATGTTCGCGTTCGTTCTGACCAGTTAAAAGACCGGAGGATAAATAGTTGTGGATGTATGGCCGGTAAACTATCTGGAGATAAGCATAAAACGCACGGAATGAAAAATACGCGTCTTTATCGTATATGGCATGGCATGAAATGCCGATGCAATAATCAGAGTTCAAAAGACTTCGGCAGATATGGCGGTAGGGGCGTTTCGGTATGTTCCGAATGGGCAAACGATTTTTCTTGTTTTTATAATTGGGCGATAGCCAATGGGTATAATGAAACTTTATCGCTTGATAGAAAAGACAATGAAAAAGGCTATTGCCCTGAAAATTGTCGTTGGATAAACAATAAATGGCAATGTAGAAACAGGCGAGACAATGTTTATGTTACTTATAAAGGGGATTCCAAGACAATAGCCGAGTGGTGCGACTTGCTTAATTTTGATAGAGCGCTTGCATATCATAGACATTCGAGAGGATGGACGGGCGAGGAAATATTTGAAAAGCCAAAAAGAATTTGTAAACGAAAGGAATGATATTTATGGCAGAATATGTAAATAACAACATTGTAACTGTTGCGTCAAATCAAAGCGTTCCTTTGGATGCTACAGCGGTAAGCGGGAAAGCGTGTATTGTGCATAGAGAAGGAAGCGGCCAAATCAAGCTGCGCGGCCTCACCAATCAAAACCGCGCTCTGTTTAGGGCCTCCTTTGGCGGCAACATCGCTATTCCCACCGGAGGCACGGTTGAGGCCATCACGGCGGCGCTTGCCATTAACGGAGAGCCGCTGACCAGTGCAACGGCGACTGTCACGCCTGCGGCGGTAGGGAACTACTTTAACATTTATGTTTCCGCGCAAGTCTGCGTCCCGAAAGGCTGCTGCCTGACGGTCGCAATGGAAAACACCAGCAATCAGGCCGTCAACTTCGCCAACTCGAACCTGACGGTTGAGAGAATCGCGTGAAAGGAGAATGGACATGAGCAAGAAAGCAATGTATGATCTGCGTAATATGCTGTGCGACGAACTCGACGAGCTGGCACGTAAGGGTGAGCTTGGCGCGGGCGATCTCGAAATTGCGCACAAGCTGACGGACACCATCAAAAACATCGATAAAATCGAGATGTTGGAGGACGACGGCTATTCCCGCGATGAAGACTATTCTCGCCGCTATTCCCGCGACGGAGACTGGCAGTCGGGTATGCGCGGCGCTTATGACCGTGACATGTCCAATGCGAGACGCGGCACGCACTACGTCCGTGGCCACTACTCCCGCGACGGCGGCATCGACAACATGAAACGCCAGTTGCAGGAAATGCTGGACAACGCCGACGACGAAAGCATCCGCAGAGCCATCCAGCGTTGCATGGACACGATTGAGGGCTAAAGGGGGTGCTCCCCTATGGTCGACGAGAATGAGGTCAAGCGCTGGATAGCTCGCCTTGAAACGGAAGAATCGAGCTGGAAAAACTATGAGCGCCTTGCCGTGCTGTATGCCATCCGTGACCAGCAAAGCAGCAGCAGGGAGAGGGCTTTGCCAATGGCATACTCCGCAGCGCCCGCGCCGGTTAGCGTCGAAACATACGGCGATAGCGATTTTCTGCGCGCAGTGGCAGCTGTTCCGCCGGACAAGGCGTGGGTGATTATGGACGAGCTGATGGACAGTTTGAAAATTGTAAACGAGCGCGTCTATAATAGCGTCATGCGCAAACTGATAACATGATAGTAATTTGTTAGCAACTGTGAAAGAATGAAGCGGAATAGCGAGCCGTTTAATCCAACATTATTGCATTTATTCCGCATTGTTCCGTGTTATTGTAACATAATTCCGCGAAATGCGAGTTTGTAGCTATTTGACGTGCATGGGGTCACAGGTTCGAGTCCTGTACCGCGCACCAGAAAAAAGCCTTGAAGCGCAACGGTTTCAAGGCTTTTTCTTTTTGCCATTTTCTGACGCTGTTTGTAACGTGTTAGTAACGGCGGCAACAAGTGTATCGGGATCAAGGTGCGTGTAGATGTTCGCAGTGGTGGAATAATCCGCGTGACCGATGATTTTTTGAAGAAACTCCGGGGGCAGACCTTCCTTGACCGCGCGCGTGGCGTAAGTGTGGCGCGTGGCATGGGGGGTCTTTCTTTTTATCCCGAGGCGATCCAGCATTGGATAGTAGTCGCGGCGGCGGAAGTTGGCGGGGATCTTCTGCCCCTCGTATCCGGAGAGCAGCAGCTTTCCGGTCGCTTTTGCGGCGAAATAGGCGAAGTGAGGCTTCCCCTCTGGGCGAATCGGAATGACGCGATCCCGTCCGGCTTTTGTTTTCTCACCACCGACTACATAGGTTTCGTGATAATCCGCGAGTGGCAGGGAGAATAGCTCACCGATGCGCATGCCTGTGGCAAGGAGCATGAGGACAATCTTCGCGACGTCGCTTCCGTCTTCCTCGATCTTCTTGATCTCTTCCGCTGTAAATACTTCCTTTTCTTTCTTGACGTTCTCGGGAAGCTTGACAAATTTCGCAAAGTTGGTAGAGCAAATTTCCTCGCGGATCGCCCAATTCGACATTTGCGTGATGAGCTGCTTGTATTTCGACACGGTGGAGTGGGATTTACCCATGTAAATATCCACAACGGACTGGAAATCGGAAGCGCGCAGGTCGCGGAATTTCTTATCGTAGAGCGGCTTGAACACCTTATAGGCGTTTTCATAGGATTCTACGCCGGAGGGCCCGATCTCACGGAAATGCTCGTCCTTCCAATCTTCGTACACTTCGGAAAAGGTCATATTGTATCGCTCGTCCAGCGGACGGCCTGTAAGCCGGTCTAAGGCATCTACGGCGTCGGTCTTGCGGGGGTAGTATCCGATGATGACCCGATTCTTTGCGGCGACCCAAGGGCGCGACCTGCGCCCTTGGAGCTTATATACCGTGCCGGTTCCGTTGGCGCGCTTGAGCGCTTTGCGCTTTTCGGCGACCTGCTTTTTGCCGCACATAGGACAAAACAGCGCGCCATCCGGCAGCGCTGCTTTACATTTGATGCAATTCGCCATGTCAGCCCCTCCAAAATCCTTAATCTATGAAGTGAAAATCAATGTACACGCACCACACAGTAAGAAAAACGATGATGAGGAACATTATAGCAATCACGCCGTTGCGGATACGGACACCGCGCCGCATAATCTCGATCATGTCCGCTTTCGCGTCAACGTGGCGTTCCAGCTCATCGTTGCGCGCCTGCAACGTTTCCTCGGTCGGCGTCAAGTGTTCTATGATTTCGCACGTCTTATCGATCGAAACGCCGAGAGCTTTACAGATTGCAACAACGGTATAAAAAGATGGAGCTTTCGACAATTTAGAAAAATAGTTTTGAACGGTGGACAGCGGCACGCCGGAAACGTCGGAAATGTCTTGATAGGTCAGTTTCAATTCTTCTTTACGGATTCTGCACACTTCTTGGATGTTCATTTACATCACCTTAATTTCTTCGGTTTTTGAGCAATAAGTTTGCCAAAAGTGGGGCCGTCGAATGTTGCCATGTTGTAAGGGTTTGTTATTGAAGTGGTAAGGTAAAGCGGAGTATGGTCAAAGCATGCAGCGGCGACCGCTTCCCGCTGGCTGCAAAAAGGCCCCGCCGTTTGTTGCAGAGGGCGGCGGGGCCAATCTAAGCTATACCGCCTTGCAACTTTTTAATTCTCCCGCTCTTCCCATTCTGCGACCTCATCTAATGATTTAGGAATGGTATACCCCGCATCCTCAATCTTCTGTGCCAGCTTTTGATAATTTGCTGTGTTACCGTTTCGCATGCGAGAAAAGCCAGAAAGAGATTTTGGGAAGTCGTCGGAGAATTTAGGCTTGAACCAATAATAAATAATATGATTTAGATTCGGTTCATTGATCGGATTGTAAGACTTTTCAACACGTTCTAACCAAAGTCTATAATTTTCTTTTTCTTCTTCTGTTCGATCATCTCGAAACGGTCGTTTGCTATACAGAGATGGACTAATGCATTTGAAAGACGGCTCGGAAACACCATCAATATAGGCAAATATCCCAAGAGCACATTGAAAATGGAAATCATCTGGAAACTTTGGGAACTTCCAACTTTTTCCAGATAAGCTATATATCCGTCTCCGGTACTTCGCACAAATTTCACAGCACGCGCTTGAATCGCCAACCTCTACTAAATCAGTTTTAAGTCTTTTACACGATTCAAGCGTTCTTGCAAATGCGTCTTTTGCATAGTCTTCCGGGGATTCCGTGTGGTTATCTATCCAGTCTTTCCACTCTTTTGCTTTTTTGAATCGCCCTAACTCAATGTAATAGTTGACGACCCTATAAAAGTCTTTTCGCTCCCACCCAAGAGTGGAATATGTCATCAACTGGCAAGATTTTTCAAGGCAAGCCATTGATAGCTGGTAATCTCCGGCATTCCACAGAAAACCAGCGTGCATTCTCAACACATATTCAAGATATCCTGTTGGGCCTAACTCTTTTGAAGGTGGTACATTGCGTACTTTTGTATAGTCAGGAATAGCGATAGAATAAATCGATTGCTTGTCGGTCAAATCGTATTTTATTCCATCAGACACTATATTAGTCGCCGCATTGATCTTATCGCGCACGTCGTAATACGATTGATTTGGTTCTGGAAACAACTCCGCAGCGCGGCCGTGCTCAAAATATACGGTAATTGGCATATCAAATTCACCTAATTTTATATTTTAAATTATATTGAATCAATTAAAAATTAGTGCTATACTAATCCGCGATAGAACACTTGTTTTATTATATGAGAGCGAACGGAGGGCAGAGAGGATGACGACGGTAGAGGAATTGATTATTATAATTTCGAGATTTACTCCCCAGCAACTTGACCTTTTTCGATCTGCTGCGCAACAGATAGTAGAGCAGCAGCAAGGTCAGGATTTGATTCGCAAATCCGGATGAGCTTTTGAATATCTTCGGGCAATTCAGAAATGAGCGCTTCACCATCGGTGGGGCGCTCTTTTTTTGCGGATTTATCGGCTACAGAATAAGAAATTGAAATCCCTAAATATTCTTCAATAGTTTTGATATTAGCAGCAGAGGGGAAATAGATGTTATTTCTCCACTGTGAAAATGTTGCACTTGATATTTTTGTTGCGGCATAAAATTCCGACTTTTTTATATGTCGAGCAACGAGCTCGCGTTCGACGATATCAACAAGCGTAGGACCGTCCAAAATATTAAGCCTCCCTTTGTACAAACCGCCGAAGTCGCACAAAATGCAAAGTTCAACTTGACATATTAAGCTGAGCTTAGTATAATGTAAGCATAGGGTAATAAAAAGTAAGCCCCCTTGATACTTAGCGGACTGTCGAAATTATTAGTTTGTTGGCACTTCTTATAATATCACGGTTCGCTAAGTTGTCAAGTAAAACTTAGTATTTGGAGGTGAAAAGATGAGTTTTCGAAGCGCTCGTCATAAAGCTGGATTCAGCGTCCAGCAGGTAGCGGACGCGCTGAAAATCTCCGACGTGGCCGTGTATTATTGGGAGACCGGTCAGCAGGCCCCGCGAGCAAGTCGACTTCCGGAGATTGCTGCATTATACGGATGCACGGTGGACGAGCTGTTAAAGCCGGACAAGGAGGGAGCATGAGCAATTTGGTTTATCTTTCCCCGAACACCGAAGAGCCATTCACGACATCCGAAGTCATTGCAGAGTGCGCGGGCGTAAAGCGAGATACGGTGCAGAAGTTAGTTCAGCGCCATGAAAAAGACCTCCGCGAGTTTGGAAGGGTCGGATTTGAAATCCGGACCTTGCAGACGCGGGGCGGTCAGCAGATGGCAAAGATTTATCACCTGAACGAGCAACAGGCAACGCTTCTGCTTACATTCCTCCGCAATACCCCCGTTGTCATTGAGTTCAAGAAAGAACTCGTTCGCCAGTTCTTCGCCATGCGCAAAGAACTGATGAATATTAAGACAATCAAGGCCGAGCGCAAGTCACTGCGTACCAGCATGACGGACGCTATCAAGGCGCTGCCGGACAGTCCACATAAGCAGTTCAAGTATAACCAGTACACCGATCTCGCATACATGGCGGCGCTCGGCAAAACGGCGCGGCAGCTTCGTAAGGAGCGCGGCGCGGAAAAGTCTGCAACGGCGAGCGATTACATGAGTTCGGACGAGCTTGCGGCGGTGTCAAAGATGGAAAACCGCATTTCGGTTCTGCTGGAAGTTGGCATGGATTACCAGCAGGTCAAGAATTGCTTGATGCAGACAAAAGCAATCGGGGCATAAGGAAAGCCCTGTTCAGCGTAGCAGGCCGAACAGGGCAACCGGACAAATCTCACCACAAGATATTGTGTCCGTGCTTATTGTAGCACGAGAGAAAGGAAAAGGCAATGATTAAAACAATGGATCTGAACGAGTGCGCGGCATACTTACGCGCGCACGGGCTGAGCATTTCGAACGAATCTCTGGCAGCTGGCCTTGAGCAGCGCGTTTACCCCTTCGGCGTGTGCATCTGCGGCGGCAAGCGCAGGATATTCCAAATCTATACTCGCCTCGTGGACGAGTGGATTGCGGAACGCGAGGTGGAGGCATGATCGACACGTTATTTTTCGGCGGCATCGCCGCTGCGGTGATCGCGCTCAACGGCTGCGACTTTACGACGAGCCTTGCCGTCATCGGCGCGTGCGCGGTGTGCAAGGTGCTGTATGACCTGCTGCCGTTTATCGACAGGGGGTGCAGACGGTGAAATGCGAGCTGTACCATGACAACTTCCAGAATTTTAAGAAATACGGAATCCCAAAGGCACAGCTTGTGATTGCGGACATTCCCTACAACATCGGCGCTGACGCTTACGGGAGCAATCCGACATGGTATATCGGTGGAGACAACAAAAACGGCGAGAGCAAAAAAGCAAAGAGCAGCTTTTTCAATTCCGATGGCTATTTCAAGATCGCCGAGTATATGCACTTCTGCAACCGGCTTTTGAAGAAAGAGCCGAAGGAGAAAGGGCAAGCCCCGGCAATGCTTGTTTTCTGTGCGTTCGACCAGATGCAGACCGTCGTGGAGTACGGCAAGCGGTACGGATTTAAGAACAGCTACCCGATGTTTTTCTGCAAAAACTATTCCGCGCAGGTGCTTAAAGCCAATATGCGAGTAGTAGGCGCGACGGAGTTTGCGGTAGTGCTTTACCGTGACAAGCTTCCGAAATTTAACAACGGGCGCGAGATCGGTGAAGATGGGAAGCCGATTCGTGGCACGGGGAAGATGGTTTTTGACTGGCAGAAGTGGGAACGTGACGGCAAGGATATTCCCAAGATTCACCCCACGCAGAAGCCGGTGAATGTGTTGAAACGGCTGATTGAAGTTTTTACCGACCCCGGCGACGTTGTAATTGACCCATGCGCGGGAAGCGCGACCACCCTCCGCGCGGCGTATGAACTGGGGCGAAATGCTTACGGTTTTGAAATCGACAGGAATTTCTACAAGGCCGCGCAGGAGGAAATGCTTGCGCCTCTGTTTGAGAAGCCCGCACAAATCACGATGGAAGAGGTGACACGATGAGACGGCACGACAAGCGCACGAGAGAGCAGCGCAAGGCGGACGAATCGGCACTGTTCGCGGCGGCGTGTCTGGGGGCGACGGTCCTCTTGATCGTGATCTCAATCCTCATCACCAGCGCGCAGGCGGTCGATGCGGAACCTGAAGAAGCGCCCATCGTAGAGGAGTATGACCCCGCGTGGGACATTCCTGCGACTGAAAGCGCGGTGTGCAACGACGTGTTTCTCGGGGAGTTTACGCTTACGGGCTATTGCCCCGGACGCTGCTGCTGCGGCAAATGGGCAAACGGATACACCGCGACCGGCACGCTGGCGACCGAGGGACGCACAATCGCGGTTGACCCGAAGGTGATCCCTTACGGGACGCACGTGCTACTAATCTGGCCGGACGGCACGCAGCACAGCTATATTGCGGAGGACTGCGGCGGCGGTATAAACGGAAACCATATCGACGTGTTTTTCAACGATCATCAGGCGGCACGCGTGTTCGGCGTGCAGAGCGCAATGGTGTATTTGGAGGCGGGGGAATGATGCACTGCGAATCGTGCGGTGCTGATTTCCGAGAGCCAGCTCTTTATGCATACCGCGAAAATCTGAACGATGAGAACTGGACGATTACCACTCAAACCGTGTGCCCTTATTGTGGCACAGACAATATTACGGAGGTAAAAGATGAATCTTTATCAGATTGATTCCGCGCTTGCGGAATGTGTAGATGCCGAGACTGGCGAAATCCTTGACGTTGAAAAGCTCTTGGAGCTGAACATGGCAAGAGAACAGAAGATCGAGAACATCGCGCTTTGGATTAAAAACGACGTTGCCGAAGCAAAGGCGATCCGCGAAGAAGAGAAGACCCTTGCGGCGCGCAGACAGGCTTTAGAGCGCGCGGCAGAGAGCAAGAAAAAATATCTCGATTCTGTGCTGAACGGCGAGAAGTTTTCCACTCCCCGATGCTCCATCAGTTATCGCAAAACCACCAGTGTGGAGGTCTCCGACATGGGCGCGGTGGTGGCGTGGATGCTCGCCAACGGTCACGACGGCGAGGTTACTTACAACGCCCCCACGGTGAGCAAGACTGACCTTGCCCCGTTGCTGAAAAGCGGCGCCGAAATCGACGGGGCGACGCTTGTACAGGGCATGAGCATGGGGGTGAAGTGATGGAGTACAACTTTGGCGAGAACGTAGAGGAATACAGCCAAAAGCAAGGGAAGAAAATCCCAGTTTGGCAATCCGATAAGTACAAAGAGAGCAAGAAAAAGGCTTGCGAGATCATCGAAAGTGGGAAGTATGGACTATCCCCCGCAGACTTCTGGATACTTATGAACGAGACGAAAAGCGGCAAGATGGGGTACACGGGTCTGATTATCTCTCACAACGGCTGCTTGAAAATCAACGATAAGTTGGAAAAACCGTTTAACCCGATGGCTGTTACCGAGGACAAATGCGGATACGGCGGCGCGCTGGTGTTTACTTATTGCGATAAAGATCAGGGGTTATATGAGGTGGGCGAAGTCACGCAGAAAAACTGCAAGAACGATTACCCTTATGCGATGGCATTTAAGCGAATGTTTGACCGCGTTGTTTTGAAACTCTCAAAGCTGGCGTATTCCGGCATTTATAGCGAAGCAGAAAGCGATACATTCCGCGACCCAGTTGATGACACCAGAACCCAAAACGATGTGAAAGCAGAAAACGCGCCCAAGCAGGATAAGAAACCGACCAAGGAAGAGATGGCCGCATTTAACGCGCAGTATAAGCGAGAGGTCAAGAAAAATACTTGCAAGGACTGCGGAATGCCTATCTACCCGGTGACGCACGGCGGCAAGTTATATTCCGTTGCCGAGATTGCGGAGAACGCGATAAATACCTATAAAGCGCCGCTCTGTTGGTCGTGCATGATGGCGAGGAGAAAAGCGAATGAAAGCCCGGCTTCATGATTTATCCCTTGCGCGCGATGGTAGGTATTTACTCACCATCGCTACGCGGGAGAACGTCGGCACACTGTATGACGAGCTGCACGAGGTAGACGTTGACGTGACCGTCAAAAAGCACCGTGAGAAACGGAGCCTCGATGCCAATGCTTACTCATGGGTGTTGCTGGACAAGCTTGCAGAAGCCACAGGAACGCCCAAGAGTGAGATTTACCGCCGAGAAGTCAGGGACGTTGGCGGCAACACAGAAACAGTCTGCGTGCGCGAGAAAGCCGTGCAGAAGCTATGCGACGGCTGGAACAAGAATGGTATCGGATGGCAGACGGAAGTGATGGACAGCAAAATTGACGGCTGCAAGAACGTGGTCTTGTATTACGGCTCGTCCACCTTTGACACAAAGCAAATGTCACGCCTGATTGACAACATCGTGCAGGACTGCAAGGAGCTGGGCATTGAGACATTGACCCCGCAACAGCTTGACGCACTAAAGGAGGAATGGGGCAGATGACTAAAAGCATCATGCAGGACAAGAGAGAATGTTATATCTCAGGATTCTCGACAAACCTTGCACGGCATCACATTTACGGCGGCGGTCGCCGTCAGCTGTCCGATATTTGGGGCTGCTGGGTGTGGTTGCGTGCTGACTGGCACAATATGGCTGACTACGGCGTGCACGGGAAAGACGGTCACGAACTGGATATGCGGCTGAAACGCGAGTGTCAGAAGCGTTTCGAAGAACTTTATGGCCATGACACGTTCATGGCGGTATTTAAGAAAAACTATTTGGAGGAAGAATCATGCTGAACAGAATTTGCATCATGGGTCGCATTACGCGCGATCTGGAACTGCGCCGCACGCAGGACGGAACGGCGGTCACGAGCTTCACCGTCGCCGTCGATGACGATTTCAAGAGCAAAGCAACCGGCGAGAAGAAAACCTATTTCCTCGATGTGGTGGCGTGGCGGCAGACGGCAGAGTTCGCTTGCCAGTATCTCGGCAAAGGCCGCATGGTCGTGGTTGAAGGCAAGCTCACCGTCCGCGACTGGACGGACAAGGACGGCAATAAGCGCCGCAACGCGGAGATCATCGCCGATAATATCTATTTCGGTGACAGCAAGCGCAACGATGCTACCGAGCCGCATTTCACCGTAGAGAGCGCCGCAGGCAACTTTGCGGTGATCAGTGAGGACGACGGCGATCTACCGTTTTAAGGCGGTGGAGGCATGGCGGAGAGCAAAGAATATGTCAAACTCTGGCTGAGCTACGAGGACTATTTCCGCGAGTATGACGACGAGTCGATCGGGGATATCGTCCGGGCGATGCTCGCTTACCGGAAAAACGGAGAACAGCCGCAGTTTGAAGGCCCCGAACGGTTTATTTGGCCCGCGATTCAGCGGGATATTGACGAGTCCATAAAGGCGCAGGAAGCCGCCGCCAATGCCTGTCGAGAGAACGGGAAAAAGGGCGGCAGACCGCCGAAAGCAAGCGGTTTTTCGGAAACCAAGGGAAACCAAAAAAACCAAAGCGGTTTTTCGGAAACCAAAAAAAGCCAAGGACAAGGACAAGGACAAGGACAAGGACAAGGACAAGGACAAGGACAAGGACATATACCCCCTAAATCCCCCTCTACGGGGGACGCATTCGAGCGTTTCTGGTCAGTTTACCCGCGAAAAATCGGGAAACAGTCTGCTAAGAGAGCTTTCGAGCGGGTCAAAGCCCCCCTCGAAACACTTGTGACCGCGGTGGAGCGGCAGAAGTGCAGCGACCAATGGACGCAGAACAACGGGCAGTTTATTCCACACCCCGCCACATGGCTGAATCAAGGCCGGTGGGACGATGAGCTGCCCGAGAGCGCGGGGGGGTATCGGAACACTGGGGCTTTTACCGGCGGTGATGTATTCGCCGAGATGCTTGAGGAGGAAAAGAACCGTGGAAAGAGCTGACGTGATTAGCCTTTTGGGGCGATTAAAACAGGCTTATCCGCAGGCCTATGCCAAGATGACCCGCACAGAAGCCGAAGAGATGGTGTCCCTCTGGTCGGACATGCTGGGCGGGGAAGATCCTGCCGAGGCGATGGGCGCAGTGAATGCGCTGATCGCCGAGGACACGAGGGGATTTCCGCCAAAGGTCGGCCAAGTGCTGGCAAAGATCAGGGGCACCGCTTCCCCGCACGTCTCGGTGGCGTGGATGAAGCCATACATCGAGCGGACAGCCGAACAGGAATCATTCCTGCCGAGCGTATCGCGTTATGCGAGAGAACACGGGCTGACGTGGGAAGCGGCGGCTGCCGAAATGGAGGGAAGCAATGGGCATTGATATTTCTCGGCTGGGCAAGGACGCTCAAGCGCAGGTCATGGCAAAGATGGCCGTGCAGGAAGTCAAGAAGCGCAGCAAATACGGCAACCGCAAGGTCGTGTGCGACGGCATCAAGTTCGATTCCGAGCGCGAGGCGGCGCGGTTCGGCGAGCTGAAAGTGCTGCGAGCGATGGGCAAGATTCGCAACCTGCGGCTGCAAGCGAATTTCACGCTCGTGGAGGGCTACACGACCATCGAGGGCGAGAGAATCAAGCCGATAGTCTACCGCGCGGATTTTACCTACGAGCGGGCGACCGAGCCGGACTGCAACGGCACGGTGCACTGGCTGCGCGAGGTTGAGGACGCGAAGGGCGCGAAAACGAAAGACTATCTGCTGAAAAAGAAACTGATGCAGGACACGTACGGCATCACGATCCGCGAGGTGTGAGATGACAGCGTTTGAGCACTGCCACAGCTGCAAGCCGCCTATGAGACACCCGGGCTGCCACAGTGAGTGCCCGCACTATCAGGCGGATATCGCCAAGTACAACGCGGCGAGGGATGAAGAGCAGCGGGAAGCGCAGGAGAAAGACGATTACTTAGGCGCGCGCCAGTTCAAAACGCGGCGCATGCAGGACTTGAAAAAATAAAAGGGAGCAAGAAAAGATGTTGACAGAAAAAGAGTTGGGCGAACGGCTCAAAAACGTCCGCGAAGTGCGCCGCATCAGCCAGTTTCGCCTTGGTGAAATGGTGGAATGCGGGCAGGGACATATTGGGAAACTGGAAAAGGGTGAGCACTACCCGAAGTTGCCGACGCTGTACAAGATCAGCGAAGCGCTGAATATTTCCGTAAGCGATATTTTGTCGGAATCTCCGCCGTCAAAGGATGGGATGCTTTCGCCGGAGGAAGTCGGCGCAAATATCCGCAAATGGAGAACCATGAGGGGGCTTGGCGTGAAGAAACTGGCAGAAAAGTCAGGCGTATCGCGCAACAGCATCCGAAACCTCGAGACCGGCAAATGCATGAGCTTCCTGCTGACGTATCAGTACATTGCCGAAGCGCTGGGCGTGACCGTCGGGACGCTGCTCGGAGAGACGGGCGGTGCGGAATGATGAAAGCTGTGCCATTTAAGACGGTGGCGTATCCGCAGCTCAAGAAGGCCTTGCAGTCATCGGGCATGACGCCGCCGGAGTTGAGCAAGAAGATCGGCGTCTCCCCGCTCTGCGTGTGGCGATGGACAACGGGGAAGAACGAATTCAGCATCGGCGTTATCAAGGCGATCCTTGCGGTGACTGGGCTGACATTTGAAGAGGCTTTCGGGGAGGTGCGCGCATGAGCAAGATCATGAGACCGAAAACGCCGTTTGAGTTCTGCTCGTATCCGGTGCTGAAAGAAGCGTTGGAAAAGACGAACTACAACCAGACAGAACTGGCTCGATTCCTCGGAACGTCGCAGTTTACTGTGTCGGCATGGGCGCGCGGCGACCGAGATGTGACGGTGCGGCTGCTGATGGCGCTGGAAGATTTGACGGGGATGACGTTCCGGGAGCTGTTCGGAGAATGCGAGGGGAGAGGATGAAGGTTTTAGTTGCCTGCGAGGAATCGCAGGAAGTGTGTAAGGCGTTCCGGGTATTGGGACATGAGGCGTATTCCTGTGATATTCAGGAGCCGTCCGGCGGACACCCTGAGTGGCATATCCTGGGCGATGCGCTCAAGGCCATCGAGGGAGGACGAGTGACCACGATGGACGGGAAGCCGCATGACGTCGGCAAATGGGACTTGCTGATCGCGCACCCGCCGTGCACATACCTAACCGTTACCGGGAATCGCTGGTTTAACACGGGAAGATATGGCGAAAAGGCGGTCAGACGGTTGCAGTTGCGGGAAGAAGCTTCGGCGTTTTTTATGGCCTTTGTAAATGCCAACGTTTGTAAAATCGCGGTAGAAAATCCGGTCGGATATATGTCTACACACTATCGTAAGCCTGACTGTATTATCCAGCCATATGAATTCGGGCACCACGCAAGAAAAAAGACTTGCCTATGGCTAAAAGGCTTACCCGCTTTGCGATCAACAAACATTGTAGATGCAGGAGATATTTTGCCAGGTGGATACAGTGTGGGGGCAAGCGCAAACTATGCAAAAGACGAGGCTGGTAAGATTATGCGATGGAATGACCCGCGTACGGCAAAAGCAAGAAGCAAAACCTTCCCCGGCCTCGCCAGAGCAATGGCGGAGCAGTGGGGCGGAGACGTTAGGGAGGAATGACCATGTACATCGGCGAACCATTTAGCTGGAAAGCCTGCCGCATTTGAGGGCAGCAACGGCATTATGAGCGTTACCACGAAAGAGACGACTGCGCACGGGCGCGTCGTCTACATCAACGAGGCGCACCGCTACTTTACGGCGGAGGCGGAGGTAAACGGAATCAAGCTCAGGGAGAGCTTTAAATTTTGAGGAGGTAAAAATGGACGCTTTAGAATTTTTGAAAGAACGCAAAAGAATGTGTGCCTCATACCCGGGTTGTAAGGGTTGCCCACTTGACGATAGTAAATGCGTTATCGATAGCACCCTCTCCGATGATGAAGATTGCAAGAGAATCGTCGCTACTGTTGAGCAGTGGTCGAAGGAGCACCCGCGCAAGACGCGGCAGAGCGTGTTTCTGGAGCAGTGTCCAGATGCTATTATTAGCGATGACGAATTGCCAGAGGTCGCGCCGTGTCAGCTATGTGCTGGGTTGATTCATGGTGGATCTGTAGAAGATTGCGAGAACAGAGGATTATGTGTTGAATGCCGCCGAGAGTTCTGGATGCAGGAGGTAGAGTGATGGTTTCGGACGAAGCATTGAAAAATCTGCAAGAGCAAATAGCGGCGTGGCCGATGGCGCAGCGGTTTGTGGTGAAGCAGCTCATCGAGGACTACCGGAGGGATCGAGAAGCCCTGCGCTCCTACGAGGACACGAGGCTGACGCCGGAGCAGTGCGAAAACGCGAAGGTCATCATCGAAGCTGCCTTTAGCGATGACACGTCAAAGGCAGAGCGGATTCGGGAGCTGTTGAAAGCCGACAAGGATGGGCGGCTGGTGGTGCTGCCGTGCAAGGTGGGGCAGCGGGTGTTCGCTTTGCTGGACACGGATAAGCATATAAGCGAGTGCGAGGTCAAGCAGATTGGTATGGGCAATAAAATCGGCTTTATTGGCCTTGAGCCAATAGGCGCCAGAGGGCGGGAGTATGGCGTAGCGCTAAACGGATTTGGCAAGACCGTATTCCTCACCCATGAGAAGGCGGAGAAGGCATTGGGGGCGATGAAGGATGAGTAAGGCTGTTATGCTGAGCATTCGCCCGAATTGGTGCGAAAAGATTGCCAACGGCGAAAAGACGATTGAGGTGCGCAAGACGCGGCCAAAGCTGAACCCGCCGTTTAAGTGCTATATCTACTGCACGCTGCCAAAATATCCGCACGAGGACTTCATTGCGACGGACTATCCAAGGCCACAGTTTTACGGCGGCGGCAAGGTCATCGGGGAGTTTACCTGCGACCGGATTTATGAGCTTGCGCCCCTCAACCATGCACCGGATGACGTAGAAAAGCAAGCCTGCCTGACGCGGGAAGAAATTGTGGACTACCTAAAGGGAACCGGCTACGGCTGGCATATCGTCAACCTGAAAATATACGACACGCCGCGAGAGCTGAGCGAGTTCCGCCGAGCGTGCCCGAATAGTTGGTATTGCGAGAGTTGCGCCATGTACTGGGAAAACGGCGGAACCTGCGGAAACGAGAGCTTGCAGATCAAGCGCGCGCCGCAGAGTTGGTGCTATGTGGAGGAGATGAAGAATGTTTGAGTTAAAATCCTGCCCGTTTTGCGGAGCCAAGGGCGTTATGCAGAGAAACGGTCACTGCTTTCGGGCATGCTGCCCAAATAGAGGCTGTCCAATCGAACCGAGAACACATTGGTTTTTGAATTATCTATTAGCAATCTCGGCATGGAACAGGAGGGCTGACAATGGCTGAATTGAAACCTTGCCCCTGCATTCACGCCTGTGACATTCGGTCCAACGCCGTCGGAGAAACGATAGCATACTGCGAACTCACGGCGGAATGGATGAACATTTCTTTGGGTGATTGCTCTGGCAACTGTGATAGTGAGGAGGTAAACAATGGCTGAATACGTCAAACGTGACGATGCGCTCTGTGCATTAGAGCAAATAAATCCTGTTGACTATGGTGCTATGTGGGACTATGAAGCTCATCATTACGCAGGAGAGTGTCTAAGAGACTGCAAAGAGGCGATTGAGAATATCCATGCCGCTGACGTTGCACCGGTGATTCATGCGCAGTGGATCGGAAGCAAATACGACCCGGAAACCGGCGATTATATGGAAAAGTGCTCTCATTGCGGCGTGTTTTCAAGGGAATATTGGAAGCCGCACTGTTCTGAGTGTGGGGCGTTGATGGACGGAGGTGAGAGCGATGCGAAATCCATGTAAGGACTGCATCTATTTCCACAAAGAGAACAGGACTTGCCAGTCGAAAAAATGCGCTACTGGTGGTAGTGGAAGAGTGACTTGGGTTGATAAGCTGTTTTGTTCTCCATGCAAAAAGAACGGAGGTGCCAAGCGATGCGGCTGATTGACGCTGACAAGATGAATTTACTTCTCGGCATTTCCGATAGGGACATTTACGCAAAAAGAATGCTTGACCATATGGACACCGTGGACGCTGTGCCTGTGGTGCGGTGCAAGGACTGCAAGTATCTTGTTAACGCGACGGTTAACGATAACGGTTTTCTCATCTGCGACATCAACGATATGGAGATTGCACCGGATGATTTTTGCAGCTACGGCGAACCGAAGGAGGGGACACATGCTGACGATCACGATTAAAGCCAACGTCCCCGCCGCTGACGCGCAGGGCCTCAAGGAGCGCATCGCCATGGACATTGAGCGATACGGCGACGTGAAGGTCGTAAGCATCACGAGCGACAGAGGACGGGAAGAACAGCTACGAATGAAAGGAGTCAAATTATGAGCATCAATGTAAAGAAGTACACCAAAGACCAGATGGCGAAGATGGTGGAGGACGCGCAGGAAAGCGCGAAAACCGCCGCCGCATATGAAGCCACATGGCGAAATCAGGTTAAGAATCTGGAATCGCAAGTCAGCGCATTGAAGCAGAGAAACACCGTCCTGACCGAGAGCATCGACCAGATGAACGGCGAGGCCATCAACAAGGCAAACGAGATCGCGAATCTGAAAGCGGACGCGGACGCGCTGCGAAACAAGCTTGCTGACACTGAGGCGGCGCTTGGGCGGGCGAATGCAGAGTTGACGTATTCTGTCGCTGAAAAGAACGCGCTGCGGAATGACGTAACTAAAATGACGGATAGAGCCGCTTTTGAGCTTGGGCGCGCCAATTACGCAGAATCCCACCCGTGGCGGAATCTGTGGGCGTGGGTCAAAAGAAAGCTGAGCCGTGAGTAAGTGGATTGTTATTATCCGCTGTGAGTTAAAACAAAAAGGGGGCAAAGATGGACGCTAAGCGCCTAAACCGTGACGCAGTTGTATATAAGCAAATTGCGATTCACGGGGGAGAGCAAAACGATAGTGGTCTTATTTTGGCAGCGAAAACATATCGAAAACAAGGTAATGTAAGATATGTAAATCTCGATAGCGAATACATAGTTGCAGAAATTGGAGGAGCAAAAGAGGTTTTTCGAGCAGAGCGGAGGCGCATATGAGCACGTTTCCTGACCGTTTGCGGAGATTGCGCGAACGCCACCAGTTAAAGCGCTGTGTGTTATCTGAGCTGTGCGGGCTGAACCGCAACACAATCAAACGCTACGAGATGGGGACGCAGAAACCATCAATGGACGCGCTGATAAGCATTGCCGACTATTTCGGTGTGTCGATTGATTACTTGCTTGGAAGGTCGGACTACCCAAAAGGTTTATAAAAATTTTTTGCAAAACTCACTTATAAGTGAGTTAGGGCATTGCAATTATGGGAGAATGGAGCTGCAGAGGTGTAAAAGTCTTTGCGGTTCTCTCATTTATGGCGTTTACCTCCTGCGCCATAGCGGGGCGCGGTGCTTTTCATTTTTTCACACCGTCCCCCGCGATATGCAGACGTAGCTCAACCAAAAGAGCGGCGCTTTGGCGATGCTATTGCGACGAAGCAGGTGCAAGCCCCGCCGTCTGCACCAAAAGAGGATGGCCGCTGCCTTGAGTGCGGCGTTGTAGCCCCTCGGGGCGGGTAAAGTCTGCTATGTAAGGCCAAGGGGTGGGGGCTGGTAGCAAAACGAGGTGATGCCTTGTGATCGGAAAAACTTATACGCTGGAAGAAATGGACAAGCAGGTAAAAATCAATATGCGCCTGCTTGAAAAATTCAAGACCCAGCTTTGGGCTGAGTACGGATACACCGTGGAAAACATCATGAAGATGTTTGATACGCTGTATGAAGAACAACAGGAAGTAATGCCGTTACCGTGGTATGAGTATTGCTGCGGTGTAAGTGACACAAAAAAATGGAGTGGTGACAATGGCTGCAAGGCTGACAGACCGTCAAAAGAAGAAAATACTGGCGGACTATGTGCAGACCAGCAACTATTGCGCCACCGCGAAAATCAACGGCGTTTCAGCGACCACGGTTAAAAACATTGTTCGGGCAAATGCCGACATTGTGGAAAAGTGTGAGCAGAAAAAAGAGGAGAATACTGCCGATGTTTTGGCTTACATGGACGCGCACAAAGACCTTGTGTGTTCGTTCATCGGCAAGGGGCTTGAAATGCTCAACGACCCGGAGAAGCTGGCGGCGGCGAATCTCAGCCAGATCACAACGGCGATGGGGACGCTGATCGACAAGTGGGCGATGGTGCAAGAGAAAACCGGAGATAACAATGACGATGGTGTGATGGTGGTTATCGATGTCTAAGATACTTCTTTCGCAAAAGATCGCGCCGGCGTTCTATGGCGTTGCAAAAGATGTGTTTCAACATGGGCACACGCATTACGATTTCAGCGGCGGTCGAGGTTCGCTAAAGTCTTCGACGGTATCTATCCTTGTCCCGCTGATTCTGATGCAGAAGCAGAACCGAAATTGTCATGCTCTTGTTCTGCGCAAGGTAGCAAACACCATCCGAGACAGCGTTTATGCTCAGTACATTTGGGCAATCGGAGAACTAGGGGCGGCTCAGTATTGGGAAGCCAAGGTTTCTCCGATGGAGATGATTTACAAGCCGACAGGCCAGAAAATCATGTTTCGCGGCGCTGATGATCCGATGAAAATCAAGTCTATTAAGGTGCCGTTTGGCTACATCGCCGTGACGCACTTTGAAGAGAAAGACCAGTTTGCCGGACGCGCGGAAATCCGAAACATTTTGCAGTCGACCATGCGCGGCGGCTCGGTGTTTTGGAACTTTGAGAGCTATAACCCACCGATCAGCCGTGACAACTGGGCAAATAAAGACAGCTTGGAAGAACGCGCCGACCGACTGTGCCACAAGTCAACGTATCTGCAAGCGCCGCCTGAGTGGCTGGGGCAGCAGTTTATCGATGAGGCGGAACACCTCAAAGAGACAGACGAGCGTGCATATCAGCATGAGTATCTCGGTATCCCGGTGGGGACCGGCGGCAATGTGTTCGATAAGCTGGAACTGCGGGAGATCACAGATGAAGAAGTCAAAAGTTTCGACCGCATCTATCAGGGGGTAGATTTTGGCTGGTTCCCAGACCCGTTTGCTTTTATACGGCTGCATTATGATCGGGCGAGAGAGACTATCTATCTGCTGGACGAGATTTACCAAAACAAATTATCCAACGAGCAAAGCGCGACCATGATTAAGCAGCGCGGATATAACATCATTAGGACAATCTGCGACAGCGCCGAGCCGAAGAGCGTTGCTGACCTACGCGCAATGGGGCTTCCTGCGTATGAAGCAGTCAAAGGCCCCGGCTCTGTGGAATACGGCATGAAGTTCTTGCAACGCAGAACAATCGTCATTGACAGGCGACGCACACCAAACGCTTACAATGAGTTTGTGGGCTACGAATATGAGAGAAACAAAGACGGCGATATAATCAGCGGATACCCGGACGCAAACAATCATTTGATTGATGCGACAAGGTACGCCTTAGAGCCTGTGAGCCGTAGAATGGGAGTTATTGCATGACGGTTATCGATAAATTAAAGGAACTCGGGTATACGACAATCCCAGAGGAATTCTATACATACGTGTCCCTTTGGAAGTCATGGTACGTCGGCAAAGTCAAGGGGTTCCATCAGTACCGGCGATATAACGGGCATAAGTGGACAAAGTGCAACCGCGCAAGCCTCGGTATGGCGAAAAAGGTTTGTGAGGACTGGGCAAACCTCTTGATGAATGAGAAAGTCCAGATCACGCTTGAGGGCAAGAAGGAGCAGGAGTTTATCGACAGGGTCCTGACGGCGAACAACTTCACGGTCAAGGCGAACGAAATGCAGGAAATGAAGTCAGCGCTCGGGACCGTGGCGTACATTCCGCGTGTGGTTGGGCAGGCCGTTAACGAAAGCGGCGAGATTGTGCCGGGTGATGTCTCCGGCATCGAGCTGGACTATGTGACGATTGAGCACATCTTTCCGCTGGCTTGGCAGAATGGCTTTATTTCAGAGTGCGCGTTTGACAGCGTGGTCACACGGGCTGGAAAAAACTATCTGTATTTGCAGATTCACCGGAAAGACGAAAACGGACTTTACGTCATCGAGAACAGCATTTACAGATACGAAAACGAAACGCTTGCCGACGCGCTGCTCACCGATGTTCCAGGCTTTGAGCGAATCCCCCCTGTGGTACATACGGGAAGCGACAAGAGGCAGTTCGTCATCGACAGACCGAACATCGCAAACAATCTTGACTATCTGCTTCCGGTCGGTATTCCTGTGTACGCAAATGCAATCGACGTTCTGCGCGGCGTTGACTGTGCCTATGACTGTTACGTCAATGAGTTCGAGAACGGCCCCATGATGATGATGGTCAAAATGCCCGCCACAAGGTGGGAAGATGACGAACCGACGCTTGATGACAGCGACCGGCGTTTCTATCTGCTTCCGGAGGACACGCAGCAAGGAAACGTCGTAGAGACAATTTCCCCGACGCTAAGAACCGAGCAGCTGAATGTAGGACTGCAAGACCAACTTAACGTACTGTCCAGTAAGTGCGGCTTTGGCGAGACCTATTACCGTTTCGACGGCGGCAGCGTAGCAACTGCCACACAGGTCATCAGCGAAAACTCTACCATGTTCCGCACGATCAAAAAGCATGAAATTATCCTCGAGCAGGCGCTCGTGGAGCTGTGCCGCATTTTGCTTCGGCTGGGCAACACGGCCATGAATGCTGGGGTGAATGAGGATGTGGAGATATCCATTGACTTTGATGACAGCATCATCGAGGATACTGCATCAATCAATCAGGATATGCGCTTGGACGTCTCTGCTGGAATTATTAAGCCAGAGCTGTACATCATGCGGAAATATAAAGTCAGCGAAGATGAAGCAAAGGAAATGATGCCGAAGATGCAGGAAATGACAACCGAAGAAGAAACGGAGGTAGAGTGATGGGATTTGGAGAAAATAATGGGACTTTTGGGGTTGTGAAAGATGAGCCGGTATCCGTTTACCCCGGAATTACTTGACGCACTGCCAGGAGAACTGGCAGAACTGTTCCGTGCGCTTGAAATAACGCTGCTTGACGAGATATGCAGCCGCTTGAAGTTGGCAGACCAGCTCAACGAAGTCACGGTGCCGGATATTCAAGCGTTGCGGTCGCACGGCATCGATCTTAAAAGTATCGAAGAAGCTATTAGCAAAACAGCGGGGATTGGTAAACAAAAGCTAAATAGTTTGCTTAATGACGTTGCAGAGCGCAACCAGAAGTATTACACCGAAGTCATCGACCTTGCGCATGTAACGCAGCCAGAAACGCTTGTAGACGCGGCTACAGTGGATGCAATTAAGCGGCAGACCCATGATACATTCCGCAATTTAACAGATTCTATGGGTTTCCTTGTGGGCAACACGATGTTAAAGCCCGCGCGCGCTTATCAGTGGGCTTTGGATAACGCAGAAATGCAGATTCAGAGCGGCGCGATCAGCTACAATCAGGCTATCAAGACGGCAGTAAAGCAGCTTGCAGACAGCGGATTGAAGATAGTTGACTATGAGAGCGGGCATCGAGATCAAATTGATGTGGCGGCACGCAGAGCAGTGATGACTGGAGTAAATCAAATTTGCGCTAAGTACACAGAGCAATCGGCAGAATATCTTGAGACACCGTATTTTGAGGTTTCCGCCCATGCTGGCGCGAGAGATAAGCCGGGGCCGTCACCGTGGTCAAGCCATAAGGACTGGCAAGGCAAGGTATACAGTATTCGCGCAGGCGACATCTACCCGAGCATCTATGAGGTTTGCGGCCTTGGCGCCGTGGATGGGCTAGAAGGAGCCAACTGCCGCCACCGTCGCAACGTTTGGGTTGAGGGCGTAAGTGAGCGCACATACACTGACGAACAACTTGCCCATATTGATGATGATCTCGGCTGCGAGTTTGACGGGAAGGAATATACCGCATACGAGGCAACGCAGATGCAGCGGCGTGTAGAGCGCCAAATCATCAAGCAGAAGAGGTTTGTAACGGCGTATAAAGCGAGCGGGCAGATGAATGAATACCACGCCGCAAAAGCAAAATTGACGCGGCTGAACTCTAAATACAAGGCGTTTAGCGAGGCAGCAAAGTTGCCGCTTCAATGGGAAAGGACGAAAGTGCTGTATGATAGATGAAAAGCTCAAATCCGCCATTGAAAAAGCCCTTGCCGCCGGGCTTCGCGTGCAGTTAAAGCAAATGAAAGACGGAAGCGTGAAAGCGCAAATTATCGAAGCAAAAGAGCTGAAAAAGTAATAGTTCTCTTCCATTTTGCACGGTGATGTGGTAAAATAATTATAAATAAATAAGCGCCCATAGTGCAATCGAGCACGTGGAAGTGGCACAAAGAGCCAACTTGTAAGGATATCTTACAGGTTGGCTCTTTTTTTATTTTGCAATAAGGGAGTGTGGATTGGCATGGCAGACGAAGGCGGCGTTTGGCGTACGATCGGCGGTCGCCGCGTGTTTATCAAAGACGGGCAAAGCCTGACGGATGCAATGCGCGAGAGCGGAAAGTTTGGGAGTTCTAAAAAGAAATTAACAACGACCGCAAAAAAACAAACCGTCGATGCTGAAGCAAGCGCTGAATACGGCGTCGAACACAGAGTTTGGGGGAAGGCGACCGGAACAAGCTACGAGGCATTAAAAGATGACCAGTACAAACTTACTGGCGAAAAAACCGGTGAAACGCTTCAAATCCCCAAAAATGAAAGTGGAGAATTTGAAGTGTACAAAGCCCCAAAGACAAACGGATTTCTTAATGGGAAATACGTTGCCGATGAAAATGTAAACGCAATTTTATCTGATGGCCGAATTGTCTTAAGAGACCACGACTTTAATAATGATACATATTACAAGATAAGCGGAATTATTGAAGCGGAGACACTTAGACTTGCTGGCTATCAAAAGGAAGGGCAGTTTTACCGAGGAACCGATAACCCTAAAGAGATTGAATATCTCAAGAATGGGACTATGCGCGTGTCCACCAACCACATGACGGGGGAAAAAGAAGATGGCGTATCCGTTTGGGAAAGCCCTAAGTACCCGTTCAAGTATCAATATCGAGTAACCGGTAAGGTTTCCGGAGTGGGTAGCGATGGAGAGCCTCTGCTTGATCCCGCGTCCATTAAACTTGTTAGCGCAAAGTCCTATTCTGTTAAAGACTACAATGCTGCGATGGAAAAGGGAAAGCCCTTGTTTTGTAAGGCGTACGGATGGACAGAAGAACAATACGACGCGGCAAAAAAGGGAAGCATTAAAAACAGAAAGCGACTGTAATTAAATATATCCGTTTGCCAATCGAGGCAAAAGAAGTGGCAATTTGAGCCAAACATTACGCGAAAGCGTGTTGTTTGGCCCTTTTTTGTAATACGCAGCGGGGAATGACGCTGTGGAAATAAAAGGAGAGTAAAAATGGCAGACGAAATTATGACTTTTGATGAAATACTGGCTGACCCCACCTACAAGGCGGAGTTTGACAGGCGAATCACAAAGGCACTTTCGACTGTTCAGAGCAAGCTGGACGCGGAAGTGGAGAAAAACAAGCAGTTTGCAGCAAACGGCAGCGCGGAAACGGAAGCGCTCAGAAAGGAGATTGAGGGCTACAAGTCCAAGATCGCCGATTATGACTACGCAGATGTGATCCGCAAGACGCTTGCTGAAAAGGGCGTGAAATTCAGCTCTAAGGCTGCGGAAAAGGCGTATTTGGCAGACCTGAAAGCAAAGCACCTTGAAATCAAGGACGGTGTGCTTGATGGGTTTGACGAATGGCACAAGGCGCAAGTCAACGCCGATCCGTCCGCGTTCCAGGATGGCGTAAAAATCGACTGGTCTGCCGCTGTTGGTGGCGGCGAAAAGAAAACAGATACCAATGCCGCAATGAACAACCTGATTCGCGGCGCACTGAAATAAAAAAGGAGAATCAAAAATGGCAAGTATTGATCGTTCCGCACTTTCCGGCCTTATCCCGGAACCCGTAACCCGCGAAATCATGCAGGGCGCTATCGCGGAATCCGCTGTCCTGCGCATGGGCCGTCGTCTGGCGAATATGTCCAGCAAGACGCAGACCATCAACGTGCTTGATGCACTTCCCTCTGCATACTTCGTCAATGGCGAAGCCACTGACGGCGGCGCAGGTGAGGCATTCAAGCAGACCACCAAGATGGCGTGGGACAAGAAGAAACTGTACGCCGAGGAAATTGCGGTTATCGTCCCCATCCCCGAGGCTGCTCTCGATGATGCGGACTATGACATTTGGGGCGAGGTCAAGCCCCGTCTGACCGAGGCTTTCGGCAAGGTCATTGATGCGGCTATCCTGTTCGGCACCAACAAGCCCAGCACTTGGCGCACTGGCGTTGTTCCTGCTGCTATCGCTGCCGGTAACGGCGTTCCCGTCGGCACCAACGTGTTCGATGACATCATGGGCGAGAACGGCCTTATCGCCAAGGTGGAGCTGGACGGCTTCAACCCAAACGGCGTTATGTCCGCTATCCAGATGCGCGGTAAGCTGCGCGGCCTGAAAGACACCACCGGCCAGCCCATCTTCAAGACCGATATGCAGGGCGCTACCCGCTATGGCCTTGACGGCATGGATATGTACTTCCCCATGAACGGCGCGTTTGATCCTGCGCAGGCGCAGATGATCGTCGGTGACTGGAGCCAGCTCGTCTACGCCATCCGTCAGGACATGATGTTCAAGATTTTCACTGAGGGCGTCATTCAGGATCCCAGCACCAAGGCCATCACCTACAACCTGATGCAGAACGACATGGTGGCGCTGCGCGCAGTCATGCGCCTCGGCTGGGAGATCGCGAATCCCGTCAACGCTTACAACGTGGACAAGGCTGACCCCTTCCCCTTCTCTGTTTACGGCAAGGGCGGCGACATCTCTGCTGTTACCGTCTCGCCCGCTACCGCGACGATGGCAAAGGGCGACAGCAAGGCGTTTACTGCTGCTGTTACCGGCGATGGCATTATCAACGGCGAGGTTGAGTGGAGCCAGAATGGCACAAAGTCCAAGATCAGCGAAGACGGCCTGCTGACTATCGACTCCGCTGAGACTAAGACCAGTATCACCGTCACGGCCAAGTCCAAGCAGGACGGCACCAAGACCGGCACTGCCACTGTTACCGTTTCTTGATCTGAAAGGAGCTGACCCGTATGACATACGCAGACTTTGAATACTACTCCGGCACTTACATGGGCGCTGTGAGTGAGGAAGATTTCCCGCGTCTTGTTGCCCGCGCCAGCTCCTTCCTTGACTACTACACGCGCAACAGAGCACAAGACCACTCCGATCTGGATGCGGTAAAGATGTGCTGCTGTGCGCTCGTTGACAAGTACGCCATTATCGAGGCGGCGCAGGCTCTTGCTATGAAGAACCTTGCCAACGCTGCCACGAACGATGCAGAAGTCAAGAGCGAAACAGTAGGCAGCTATTCCCGCACGATGGCGACGGGCGGGGAATCCGCGCTGTCTGCGCTCAATGCGACGGACGGGGCAAAGAAACTGCTTGCGGAAACGTGCATGGAATACCTTGCCCATACCGGGCTGTTGTATCGCGGAGGTGGTTGTAGATGTACGCTCCCCACACTGTAACGATTTACAACATCGTGCAGGAGATCGACCCGACAACGCTTGATGAGGTCACGCACGTTTATATTACAATCCTGCGCGGCGTGATGCTGCAAGCGTCGAAGGGTGTGAACGTGCGAGAAAGCGGACTTGAAGGGGCTGACGCAGCGAATCTGTATATCCCTTTTACGGTGGAAGCCGTAGATGGTAAGACGGGCGCGGCGAAGACCTATGCAAAGCCGCAAGAATTTGTTAAAGCCGCAGATCGCAGCGGACTATGGACGCTCTCATATGACGGAAACGGCGGAGAAACGCTGTTTATCAAGGGCGAGTTTGTGCTTGATGGCACAAATTTGAACGTCGTTCGCTATCACGATGATTGCTACAATGTAACGAAGGTCGATGCGATGGACTTCGGTAGCCCCGATATGCAGCACTGGGAAGTCGGAGGGGCGTAATGGGCATCAAGTTTTCCGTGCACACCGATGGAATGGACGCTGTAAGGACTGCCATTGCAAAGGCTTGTACGCGCGCTGAGAACGTTTTAGCCGAGCAGATGGAGAAAGACACTCAGCCCTTTGTGCCGATGCTCACAGGCTCGTTAACGCAGCGTACAAGGGTCGTTGGAAACGACATCATCTACCCAGGCCCTTACGCGAGATTCCTGTATTATGGGAAAGTCATGGTTGACCCGAATACCGGCAGCACATACGCGCCGAAAGGCGGGACAAAGGTCGTGACTGACCGCAATTTAGTATTCAACCACACAGCGCACCCACAAGCTCAAGCACATTGGGGTGAAGCATCGAAAGCCCAGAACCTTGGCAAGTGGGCGCGTGTAGCAGAAAAGGCGGTGAAGAAGTATGGAACAAATTAAAAAGACGGTGTCGGCAGCGGAAGAAGATCAAGTGTCCCGAAAGCTGCTTGCGTGGTTAAACACATTCCCTGACAAGCCGGTTGATTTGATTCGGTTCGAATTTCTCCCCGCCGATACTGCGGCGATGGCGCTGTCCACGATTCAGGCGGCGTACATCGTACAAAAATACATTCTCGGTGGGTATCAGGCGGAATACCAATTTAAGGCCATCTACCGCATGAAGCCGGGGAACAGCAACGACAAACGGCTCAAAGCTGACGAGATGCTTAACGCCTTGGGCGATTGGGCAACAAGCGAGACACCGCCTGACATTGGCGACGGTCGCCGCGTCATCCGCATTGAGCCGACAACGCGATCCTCTCTTTTTGCCGTGTATGAAAACGGTGACGAGGATCATCAAATCCTTATGAAGATGAACTACGAGGTGATTAAAAATGGCTGATATGACCTTTAACACCACGGCTGGGCAGACCGTAGACCGCGAACTTCTGATCGCGTATCTCAACACGGGCGAAACCGGAACCCCCACGTGGTCTCCCCTCGGTACGCGCGTTACGGATTCCAGCATGGAATACGACTGGCAGGAGGATTCCTCGAAGGATATTCTTGGCACGACGCGCACGACCATGAAGAAACCCATCATCACGCAGACCTTTGACCCGTCTGATCTGGACGCTGGGGATCCCGCCATCGTCAAGGTTTGGAATCTCGCGGTCAAGGAGCAGAACGCGGCGGCGCTGGCGAATCAGGACGTGCTGATTGTCCACGCTTATGCAGGTACGGCAAAGACCGCAGTATTTGCGGAGCGCTATTCGTCCTGCATGGTTAAGCCGTCTTCCCTCGGCGGTGAGGGCGGCGGATTTATCGGTATGCCTATCGACGTGACGCTTGGCGGCACGCGCACGGTCGGCACTGCCGCTATCTCCGGCAATACGGTTACTTTTACCGAGGGAGAATAACAAATAGAGGGCTGGCGTCTGTCAGCCCTCATTTTGGAGGAATATATGGAACTCACTTTTGATTCTGGTGTAAAGGAATATACCATTCGCGGCGTAAACGGCATCGTAACAGTGCGCTTTAACCCTGCGGATGTCAACTTCGCAAAGAAAGCATATAAAACCTTTGATGACTTGCGCAAGAAGCAGGAGACCCGCGCAAAGACGCTCGAAAAGGATATCCCCGATGATGAGCTTTTCGACATGGTTGATTCCCTTGACAAAGAAATGCGCAACATCATCAATGTCTTGTTCGGGCAGGATATTGCTGATACGCTTTTCGGCAGTGTCAACGCATATTCCGCGGCCAATGGTGCGCCGGTTTGGCAGAACTTTATGACCGCCATTATCGAGCAGTTTGATGAGGCAGTAAAGCGCGAACAGGCGCTTGCCGATGAGAAAATCCGCAAGTATACGCAGAAATACCGTAAATGATGTACGATCTTCCAACGTCGCTGAACGTCTGCGGCGTTGACTATGAAATCCGCTCAGACTATCGCGCGGCACTGGACGTGCTGGCGGTATTTGCTGCGGCCGATCTGACCAACGAGCAGAAAGCGCTTGCGGCTCTGGATATCTTTTATCCGGACTTCTTAAAAATGCCGGATGAGCACATTCCAGCAGCCGTGAAACAAATGACGTGGTTTCTCGACTGCGGGGATGAGGGCGATAATCGCAAGCGGCCTAAGTTGATGGACTGGGAGCAAGACTTTCAATACATCGTGGCCCCCATCAATCGTGTTGTGGGGCAAGAGGTCCGCGCAATGCCTTATTTCCATTGGTGGTCATTCGTCTCGGCGTACTACGAAATCGGGGATTGCTTGTTTGCAAACATCGTTCGAATTCGCAACCTGAAAGCAAAAGGAAAAACGCTCGACAAGTCGGATCGAGAATTTTACCGAGAAAACAGGCGGCTTGTCGATCTAAAGAAGCCGATGACGGAAGAAGAAAACGACACGATCAATGCGTGGTTGGGCAAAAAAACGCCCGACGCAAAATAGCATCGGGCGAAGATGGTTACTTATTTGCAATGAATTCAATTTCGTTTCCAGACCAAAAGTCGGGAGTAAAGCGGATTTCAATCTTTTCCCAGTCTTTGGGGACTTCGTATCCGACAACACCGGTCATTTTCTTACCGGCAGCAACGGCCCCGTCTAACTGAGGTTTATCGGTTGCGATAGTGGCCGAAATGCTCAGATTTGTCGAGTAGTCATCAACATAGGCGTTGAACGATGCGATAGAGCTAACGGCAATATCTTTATCCGACTGGTTATCAATGGAGAATTCGCAAAGCAAAAACACATTGCCATCATCAGGGGTATTGAACTGCGATCCATTGCTTTCGGTGAAAGAATCAAACTTTACACTGATTCCGTTTAGCTCGGCGGTTTCTCCAACACTAAACGTTTGTTTCTCCGCGCCAGGATCATCGCCCATGCCGTTTAATGCGGCGGCGATCATGCAAATGCCGAAAATGGCAATGATAATCCCCAATACTGGGTGGCGCTTTTTCTGCTTGGCTCCACACTGCGGGCAAGTGGTAGCGGATTTTGCGATAGATGCCCCGCATACCTTGCAAGTAGTCATCTTATCCATTTTTCATTCCTCCTTGCCATTATTTATGGCTGCTTGGATGATATCACGCAAAAAACCAAAAAGCAAGAAGGTGATATTATGGCTGACGGCGAAGTCGTATTTGAAGCGACTATTAGCGACAAAAAACTCCATCAGGAGTTGAACAAAGTAAAAAGCAATATCGAATCCTTACAAAAGGAGTTTAACAGGCTCGGCGACCAGAAAACGCCGATGGAAGACCGGCTGCGCAACATCGGAGCAGAGCTGGATGCGGCAAAACAGGAGCTTGCCGATATGCGCACAGCGCCAAAAGGCACGTATGAGAAAATCGACGTGTCCGAGCAGGCCGAGCGCGTGCGAATGCTGCAAAGCGAATTTAACAAAACTGCAAGTAGCATTGACAAGCTCAACGAAAAGCTCAACAAAACCGGCGATAAGATTTCCGACGCGAAAACGCAGGCAGTCGAGCTAACACAGCAGATTGAGGGCAGAGCCAAAGGCGCAGGGCTGCGCAATGCAACCGAAGCGGCGGCAGATTCCATGAAAGTATTTGGGCAGCGCTTAAAATCCGTTGTCCGCAGTGCACTTGTTTTTACAGTTATTACCCAAGCATTAACAAAAGTGCGCGACTGGGTAAAGAACGTCGTAATGGTAAACTCCGAGGCAAGAGAATCCATTGCGCAGCTTAAAGGAGCGCTTTTGACGTTGGCACAGCCTCTTGTAAGTGTAATTGTTCCCGCCTTTACACTGCTTGTAAAAGTTATCACGGCAGTAGTCTCGCAGATCACGCGTCTTGTGGCGCTTATCTCCGGCAAGAGCGTCAAGGCAACTGCTAACTCAGCAAAGGCGCTGAACAAGGAAACCAGTGCATTAAAGGGAACGGGCAGTGCCGCGAAGAAAGCGGCAAGTCAGCTTGCGGCGTTTGATGAGATCAACCAGATTTCCACCGATACCGCAAACGATGCGGGCGGCGGTGCATCCGCTGACGCAATCACTCCTGACTTTAGCTACATGGACGACATCAGCGACCGCTTAAAGAAAATCGCGGATGCAGTCATGCTCATTGCTGCAGGCTTAGCGCTGTGGAAAATCAGCAGCAGTTTGTCGGGTGTGCTTGGCACTATTCTGCAAAAGCTCGGCGGCATCCTCATCGCTGTTGGCGGATTGATTCTTCTGTGGGACGGTCTATCCGACGCATGGAATAACGGCGTTAACTGGGGAAATCTGCTCGAAATGCTTGCAGGCACAGCGGCGCTTGCAGGGGGGCTTGCAATCGCATTCGGCAAAGTTGGGGCGGGCATCGGCCTTGTAGTGGCTGGTGCAGCAATGATTATCACAGCGTTCAAGGACATTTGTGATAACGGTGCAAATCTCCAAAATACGCTGCTACTGATTGCTGGCACTGTGGCAACGGGGCTGGGATTCTTCTTTCTGACCGGTAGTGTCATCCCTCTGGCAATCGCAGGGATTGCCTCCATTCTTGTAGCGATGATGAAGCTAACCGGGAACTTAGAAGAGTTTGCAAAAAACCTCAAAGAGAACATTCTCGGTGGAATCATTCAGTTTATTAAAGGCGTATTTACTGGTAACCTCAAGATGGCTCTCGATGGGGTGAAAAAAGTGGCAAAGGGGATCGTCAACGGGGTTCTAATTATTGTTGAAAGTTTTATCAACAATATTATCCGAGGGCTGAATTGGCTTATCACGAAAATCAATTCTATTAGCCTCAAAGTTCCGGGCTGGGTTCCGGGAGTTGGCGGGAAGGGCTGGTCACCTCATATTGGGCAAATGTCCAGCATTACTTTGCCACGCTTGGCAACTGGCGCAGTCATTCCCCCCAACAAGGAATTTCTCGCTGTTTTGGGCGACCAGAAGAGCGGAACGAACGTTGAAACGCCACTTGCAACGATGGTTGACGCATTTAAGCAGGCTATTGCGGAATCTGGCGGCGGTGCAACTACGGTAGTTATCCAGCTCGATGGTAAAGAAATCGCACGCAGCGCCGTGAAGAACATCAACAACATGACGCGCGCGGCAGGTAAGCCCGTGCTGCTGTACTAAGGAGGGGTAACATGGAAGTCCTTATTATCAACGGCACGGACTACTCGTCCGCAA